CGCTCCGGTCGACGCGACCGGAGGTGCGGTGACGAGTAGCTACGTCGATGTCAGCGGTGCCGAGAACTTCGCCATTGAGGTGGCCACGGGTTCTATCATCAGTACCGCAGACGACATGGATGTCACCGTGCTCCAGGCCACCGATACCTCTGGTACCGGCAGCAAGGCGCTCACGTATACCGAGGCGTACACCGCGCTTGCGGCGGGTAAGACCGCTGAGACCGTGACGTCCGGGGCCATTACCATCACAGCAAGCGACGGCGGTAAGATGTTCGTCATTCCCTTGCGACAACAGCAGTTGGATTCGAACAACGGCTTCATCTCCATCGCCGTGAGCATCAGCTCACCGGGGTCGAATGCAGCTCTTGTCGGCGCTACTCTGCAGATCGCAGATCAGAGGTACAACAAAGTCGTATAGACTGGAGAGGGGGCCGAAAGGCCCCCTTCTTTTCCATGAAACGAATACTCGTAGACCCCGACACCTACCAAGAGTTCGTCAAGCACGCGAAGGCGTACAAAGACAAGTCCGCCGCGCTGAAAGCACTTCTCCAACAGACGACCACACATGCCGACCCCCACAATCTGTCTGTCGAGGACTTCTTGAAGATCTGTAAACCGGAGAAACCCTGATGGCCTTAACCAACGTCGAGAGCCTGAAAGACTACATCGGTATTGATACCACTGTGTATGACGGCATTTTGATAGACATCCTGGACGCTGTGTCTGCCCAGATCGAGAGGTACTGCGGCAGGACGTTCACACAGGCCGATTACACTGAATTCCGCACATTCGAGAGCGATGGCACGGTGCAATTCAAAGTTCGGAACCACCCCGTGACCAAGGTTTACTTCGCGGCCACCGGGAACACGGAGATGGTCGAAGTTCTGTTCAACGCTCAAGACACAACAATGTATCAGACGTATCTCGATACAACCAGCCTCATCGTCTCCCAAGCCGACGGGACTACGACGAATACGTTCGCTTTGGCGGATTATGCGGACATTGAAGCACTTTTTGACGCTGTAGCCGCAATTTACACTGGATTCACCATCACATACGCCGCAGATTGGTACAAACAGTTACCGCCTTGGGCGCTTATTCCGAGCGCTTATGCCTCCGTGGACAACTATGCGACCACAGGACAGTCTTTCTGGGGGGCGGAAGAATCGTTGAACTTGGTGAAAGCGGACCCATCAGACAGGTTGTTCCGCGTACCCCGAGTGCGAGAGAACATGCCGGTCATAATCCGGTACCAGGCAGGGTACGCGACCATTCCGTACGATCTACAGATGATGTGTAAGAAGCTCGCACAAGGCGTATGGGAGCGTTCGGGCTCCGGCTCAGGCGTGACCCAGGATGAAAATCGAGAGAAGGTTGGAAAGTATGAAGTAGAGAAGAGCACCGGGGCTTCTCTAACAAAAGCCGGGGGCAGCCGGAGCATCAAAGGCCTCGTGAACGGCTTGATGACGGCTGACATACTGTTTGACTTGGATCTCTTCAGGAACAAGGATCTAGCATGAAGACTTGTTACGTAATTGGGGGCGGGGCCTCGTTGGAAGGTTTCGACTTCGAGCAGTTGCGCGGGTGTGATATTGTCGGAGTAAACGACAGCATGTTACTCGACATCCCGATCAAGTATGGGTTGTTCCATGATGGGGACTGGTTATCTGGTCGTCAGAGTGAAGTGGCCGGGAAGATAGCTGAAGGGTCGCAGGTGTACACGACCGGGACAAACGCGTGGCGTGACGTCTCGAAGCGCGAGAACACCCGCAGATTCCTCAAGACCAATTTCCGAGACAGATCTACGCTGCCCTTTTATAGGTGCTCGGGGAACGCAGGCATTGCTCTTGCGCTCATGGAAGGGTACCGACGTATCTGCCTGCTCGGGTTTGACTGCCACCACGTCAAGGATTCGACACATAAGAGCCACTGGCACAAGCCCCGGCGGGCGCAGAACCCGTCAGTCTATCCAGCCTTCATACATGCCGCGATACAGTTACGTGACGACGCAAAGAAATACTTTCCGGGTGTCGAGATAATCAACATGCATCCTGAAGGCCAAGAGCCGTCTTCGCTGCCGTGTTGGCCGGTACGGCCTTTCGAACTGTTCAAGCCCACCCCTGTGGTTGAAGGCCCATCCATCCTCGTGCCTCCGGGTATCGGCGATTTCTACTGGGTCGCAGCTTACCTCGAAGACTTTGCGAAGCAGGAAGGCCTTGAACTGCCGCTCAACATCTACATGTACACGCCGGAGGCCCCTAAGTTCGATCGGGCGCATGACTTCGTAGATAGCTTCCCGTTTTGCTCGTTCAAAGGGTACGAGAGACACATCAGCGCAGCGGAATGGCGAGCTGGGTATCTGGAGGACAAAGCACTCCAGAGGAACGTCAAGGGCGCAGAGCGCACGTACGACTATTTCCTGTGCCCGAATGGTTCCACGCGGTACGGAGGTAAGCTTGAAGACGCAGCAGCCCCGTACAAGCTGGATTGGAACGTATGGCGGAAGATAGTACCCGAAGCTGATTCACCATCCTTAATCAGGGGCAAGTTCTTCCTGTGCCACTTCATTAAGAAAGGCATGTTCGGCTCCGCTTGGTGGCCCGACATGGGCACCGACAAGATCATGGAGCTGATAGACCGCCTTGTGAAGGACACGGGGTACACCGCAGTGCTCACAGGAGCCCATTTCGACGACAAGGTCCTCCCGTTCGCAAGTAGAGGCCCTAAGTACCTGGATCTGATTGGGGCGACGTCTACCAACGACCTACTCACCCTCTCACGGGATTGCGAGTTCGCGGTAGGTTGGCCGGACGGGTCCACTCTCATGCCCCAGGTAATGGAGAAACCGACACATCTCATATGGTCCGACTACTTCTGCCGAGGGTTCCAAGATTCATTCGGGAGGGACACACCGGCGTACCGCAAGTACATGGTCACGCAGACCGCTCAGGAGATAGGCGACGGTATTCTGGGGTTGAGCGAGCCTAAGCCCGCCCCTCCTCATACAGCCCCGGTCGTCGAGAAGAGTAAGACTACCATTGCCTGGGTCTATAAGACTGGCGGGCACTACGACGGTCAGGCTGAAAGGTTGATCGCCGACCAGCACCTCGGGCTCAAAACCTTCACGCCTGAGATTAACGACTATGTATGCCTCACGGATTCAGAGTTCCCGCTGCCGGAAGGCGTTCGCCGTGTGCCGTTGGACTTCGGGCTGAAAGGCTGGTTCTCCAAGTTCGAACTGTTCCGAACCGACATCTTCGACGACGGCCAGCGGGTGATGTTCCTTGACTTGGATACACAGATAAATGGCTCGATCCACCCCGTGACCACTCTCCCCCTTGAGCGGTTCTATATGTTGGAAGACTTCTACCACCCGGGTAGGCACGCGGCCGGCGTGCTGGTGTTCGAAGCGAACAAACACAAGTACCTGCTGGACCAGTACATCCGGGCGAAGGACGCGATCACATACTCCTCCGGGGATCAGAGGTTCATTGAACTGCGGGTATCGCGAGGCGGCACCCCGCTCAGGAAGTTGCAGAACGCCATCAACGATACATTTTATAGCTACAAGGTGCATGTTAGAGGCCTGCAGTACTCACCCCTGGCTTGCCCGGTACTCTGTTACCACGGAAACCCAAGGCCATGGTGTGTTGATACTAAATAACAAGCAGAAGGTAGCCATCAAGCTGCTGTCGGACCCCACGATAAAGAGGGCGATGCTGTACGGCGGAGCACGTTCGGGGAAGACCTTCGCCTGTGTTTATGCTATCCTGGCGCGGGCCATGAAGGCCAAGGACAGCAGGCACGGGATCATCCGCAAGTACCTGTCATCTCTCCGCAGCTCTGTGTGGGACGACACGCTCCCGAAGGTGTGTCGGTTGCTTGTCCCTGACCCGGATGAGTACAAGCGTACGTTTAAGTTCGTCAACCAATTCAATATCCTGAGATGCGCCAACGGCTCTGAGATATGCCTGTTCGGTCTGGACGACGCCGAGCGGGCGGACAGGATTCTGGGTATGGAGTTTTCCACCCTCATGTTCGAAGAGTGTAGCGAGCTTGAGTACAGCGCGATGAATAAGGCGCTCACCCGTTTGGCGCAGAAGACCTGTCTCGTCAACCGGGCCTACTACACAGAGAACCCCCCATCCAAACGCCATTGGACGTACAAACTATTCGTGGATGGGCTCAAACCTGACGGTTCCCGGGTGAGACGCCCCGGGGCGTATCAATGCATGCAGATGAACCCCGGCGACAATCTCGACAACATCAACCCAGACTTCATGGAAGACCTTGAAGACATGCCCCTACGTGAGCGCATACGTTTCCTGCAAGGCGAGTTCCAGGACGACACGGGTAAAGGCGTCGTTCGCCGAGACTGGATACACTATGTCGATCCTCGCGACATGCCGGAGCTGACGCGCATAGTCGTGTCAGTCGACCCGTCTGTCTCAGATTCTGATGACGCCGATGAAGTCGGCATAGTGATTGTCGGAAAAGACGACGAGGATCACTATTACGTGTTAATGGATGCGTCTTTTCAGGGTAGCCCCTTGCAATGGTCTGCCAAAGCGGCTAAGTTATATAATGAGTTCGAAGCTGATTTCGTGCTGTACGAATCTAACCAGGGCGGGCTACTTGTTGAACAAGCGATCCAGAACGTCGATAAGTCGATTCCTTGCAAGGCTGTCCGCGCTTATCGCGGGAAGTATTTGCGAGCACAAAGCATATCCGTGCTCTACGAACGGGGCAAAGTCGCCCACGCGAGAGAGTTCTCGGAGCTCGAAGAAGAAGCCTGCGACTGGAACGGGGAAAACGGGGAGCCTTCGCCGAATAGGCTGGACGCCCTCGTGTACGCTCTCATGGAACTCTCAGGGGGACCCCGACGCATCCGCCCCCGCTCAAAAGAAGACGTCAAAGCAGACGGAGAGGAAGTCATGGATCTGGACGACACTGAAATCGCGCAACTTGAGTACTTACATTCGGATAACGAAGATCTGTGGGAGGCGGTATAGTGTGGACTGACTACCTACGGAAGGGGATGAGCAGGCTCTTTACGGCCGGGAGCACGGTAACCCCCGATACCAATCCACGTCAAGGCTCCGCGATCATCGGGACAAACGGTGAGCGGGTCCAGGAGCTTATCAGCAAGCAGGAAGCGTTTCAATATAACACAGGGTATGTGTACGCCTGTGCACACAAGAACGCCATGGTTGTATCGGCTTCCCGTCTGAGGATGTTCGTCATGAACGCCGAGGGCTCAGCGAAGACGATCCGCCCCCACGTCCGTTTGAAGGGCGAAGAGAAACGCCGCATGTTGCAGAAGGCGACAGACAGCCGGGTTGTAGGAGGTGTAGAACTCGATGAGATCTTCGACCACCCGTTCCTCAGCCTGATACGCGAACCCTATGAGATGGGTACCCATCAGACGCTCCTCGCCAATACGCAGAATGGTATGGAACTCCAAGGCGACAGCCTGTGGGTAATAACGTTCAACAGGTATCTAGGCACCCCGGAGACGATCCAAGTAGTCCCAATCGACCGAGTAGCGATTGAGCTGAAGAAGAACGGGAGCATCAAGCATTACCTTGTAGACATCGCAGACGGACGAAAACTTCGCGTCCCTCTTGAGAATGCGCTTCATTTCAAGATGCCGCCGAGTTATGACTATTTCGGGACGTCCCCGCTGACAGCAGCGAGCCTCTCTGTGAAGCTGTTCAACAATACCCTTCTATACGAGACGGCCCTTGCGAAGAACAGCGCGGTCCCCTCCACGCTCATCACGTATAAGGACGGCCACATAAGCGTCGAGGACATGAAAGTCATGGAGCACGACTGGGACAGCCGGCTTCGGGGCCTTAACAAACGCGGAGGTACGAAGGTCGTTGGTGAGAACGTCGACGTGAGCGCATTGGCGCTGCCGCCTAAAGACACCCTGTTCCTCGAAGGTCGAAAGATGCAGCGCGAAGACATCTGCGCTGCGTTCGACACACCCATCACGCTCTTCACATCCGAGGCGAATCTCGCGTCGGCCAAGACGGCCATTGACATCTACAACCTCTACGGTATCGCGCCTCGACTACAGACGCTCGAACAGGCGATCAACACCAAGATCAATACGTGGTACCCCGAAGCAGGTGGCCGGTTGTTCGTTGTCCTGGAGAACCAGATGACCTTGAAGGATGAAGCAGTAAGGCAGAATCTAGTATTCACAGCATTCGGGCAAGAGATTATCGACAGAGATGAAGCTCGGAACCTACTCAACTTGGGAGAATGACATGAAATGGCGATTTAGTTTAGATAGGTTTCTGAAGAACCTGCCGAAAGACATGGCAGATGTCGCAAGCAACGCGGCTGAGGGGCTTGACGCGCCCACAGTGGAGCGGAAAGCGGCACTCTGCGAACTCAGTTGTGGGAAAGGGACGTCTGCGGGGTACATAACCACGCCGCAGGTGGATCGGGATAATGAGATCGTAGTGACTTCAGGCATAGGCCTCCAAGCCTACAAGAGTAACCCGATCCTGCTCTACAACCACGATTGGCACGAGCCCCCCATCGGCTCACAGTCCGACCTGAAGATGGACGCCAAAGGGCTCTACGCTCAACAAGACTACGCATCCACACCTTTCGCGCAGGACATACTCACCCTCGTGAGGGAGAAGCACCTACGCACGTACAGTATCGGGTTCATGCCCCTCAAGAGGTTGCACAGGGACATGGAGGGCTTCCAAGACGCCCTGGAAGCGGTGGTGGCCGAGTACGGCGAGTATGCCAAGCAGGCCGAGACTGCCGACCTCCTCACGACCAAATCGCTCCTGCTGGAAACTTCTGTGGTCAACATCCCATCAAACACCGGGGCCGAGATCATGCAGGTGAGCAAGTCCCTCGGGCTCGACGCTAAGACCGTTGAGTTGCTGAAGCTCGTAGAAGTGGAGGACGAGCCACCGGAGCCTAAGAGGGTCATCATACCCAAGATCCGGATCATAAAGCGTGCCACACCGGTGGATGTGGCCGGCATGGTCGAGAGAAAGATCCATCTCATGAAAGGAGGCGTCTGATGTTCCGCAGTTGGTTGAAGACCGGTGCGTCTGACACAGTGACGATCACCATCAAGGTGGCAGCACAAGGGTAGCGCATGGCTATTGAAGACTATTATGACGGATCAGTCACGGTCTACGAGCCTTCGTACACACAAGACACGTACGGCGGGCCTGTCGAGACACTTACGTCTCGAGGGACGACAGACTGTCGGTGTGAGGACGTGTCGGGCGAGGAAGTCGTATCTTACGGCATCCGCAACGCCCGTAGGGTGATTCGGATCTACTGTACGCCATCGTTCTACATCCACGAGCTTGACATGGTGACGTTCACGTATAATAATGAGGCGCTTACGATGCAGGTTCGTCTCACGGATCGTCTCAGAAGGAAGGCAGAGTTTCACCATTATGAGTTAATTGTCGCAGATGACGTCAACCAGAGCGAGCATGTTTCTTAATGGCACTACTTGAAGAACTGTATGTGGCGATATATAGTAAAGTGGGTGGCGCATACCCATCGGACGCACCTGCTTTAGACTGGTACGGCGAAGGAGATGCACCGGCCACAGAAGGAAACCCGGTCCTCAGTTGGTTCTTGGTGTCGTCTGTTGAGACAACTGCGATGCAGATCGGTACAGACTACTACGGTAATTATGTATTCCAGTTCTCTGCGGATACTAAATTGAAGGCGAGCAAACAGGCTATCGAGGTGCTTGAAGCAGTAAAGACAATCTTCCGGGATAACGACGGCGGAATGACTTTAAGTACCGGCAGGGTTGTTGATATTGATATTGGCTCTACCCGTACGGTCCCGACAGGACCCGGGGCGAGAGGTAAACGCGCGTTCGTAGACATAACCTTTGTGTTGGGCACATGAGTACATGGGTAGAGAATTCGGGCCACAAAGCGTGGCTGACGAAATTGGGTATCGGCTGGCAGGAAGACACCGGCGATGTCCTCAAAGAAGACTTACAGACAGAGGTCCTGGCGACGCCGTACCCCCCGGCTTCAAAGCCTGGGGAGGCTCCGCATTACAGGACGGAAGATCTCAAGGATAGTGTAATAGTCTACACTAAAGGGAAATGGACATACGTTGGCCCCACGGTGCCGTATGCCATGGTGTTAGAAGCGGGAGGCCCCACGAACTGGGGCTATATTGAGGCTCGTCCTTATCTCCGGCCTTTGGTTGCGTACCGTGTTAAGAACAAAATAATGCTGGGAAAAACAAGGAGGTAAAGCTATGCCTACCACCGCTCTCAGTGGGAAAGCAGGGACTTGCGTTATAGGCTCTGCGACGTACGAGTGTACGAATTGGAACGCCACGGTCGAATATGACCTGGTAGATGGGACGTCAATGGAATCAGGCGGGTGGAAGGAATCTGTAGCAGGCCTCCAAGG